CTTAACCAACTTGGCTACTGGTGTCTGACCTTATAGATTTGATACTGACTTAATTCTTTTACTACATTTGATACAACTAGTATATGTTCTCATAGTAAAAGGACATGATGCATCATAGGTTTCTTCATGTTTACAAATAATCTGTTTAACAACTTCTTTTAAAGTTTTAATAAAATACTTAATGTTATTTGCCATTTTTAATAAAATCAATCAGTTCTTGATCTGTCCAAAGATCTCGTGTTGCAATCCATTCCACGACTTTATCGGCAATATCAGAACGAACCTTTTTGACAACTTTATGTGTTCCATTGCAGTTTGGCATATCGGTTGAATAACCGCATGAGCAAGCCATTATTGATCAACCTTATAGGTCATTGCAATATAGCAGCAAACATACCCCATAACAAAAGCGGGAATTAAAAATAAAGAGTGAATCATTAGTAGCCTCCTAAGCAACTATCAGAGTGTGTATGAATAGAATACTGCATCAAATATTCTGATTTTGTTGGTGCAAATAATTCTAGTCCACAAGCACCACAATTACCAGACCATTCTTCACCAAAAAAATCGTATGTCATATATTTAATCTTTTTACTCATATACTCAGTATACAGTTAAGTTAACTAAAAGTCAACTTGCTCCCAGACCTGGATTCGAACCAAGATACTCGCCTCCAAAGGGCGATGTCCTACCGTTAGACGATCTGGGAAAAGCGGAAACAATAGGATTCGAACCTATGGATCTTTCGATCTACGATTTAGCAAACCGTTGCATTCGACCACTCTGCCATATTTCCAATGTAAGCAGGGATTGACTAGATCCCCCTTACCGACTCTGCACAAGATATCCTACGAGTAGTAGCAACTACGTGGATCCTACTCCACATCTGTAAAGTTAGTACAGTCTTAGCCTTCGGGCCAGTGCCTACATATCTTATTCACGATTGATATAACCGAGTGTTAGTCACTACACCGCAGAGTCTCTAGGAGTCGAACCTAGGCTTACCGCTTTGGAGACGGTAGTGCTTCCGTAACACTTAGACCCTAAGTGTCAGCCGTGGGAATTCCCGCTGACTGTAATTACCTATCTACTTCTGCAGAGCAATCTCCATCGTGCTGAACCACTTCGTATGATGCAGGTAGAACAATTTATTAGTAATCACTATCTTAGCACAAATTGTTCAGATCTGTACTTCGAGTGTCCCTCATTGGATTCGAACCAATGCTGTGACGATTTTAAGTCGTCTGCCTCTACCGCTGGGCTAGAAGGACTAGCGATTAATAAGTCTACGAGCAGACTAACTTATTAATCATGATACATGAGGATTTACTATCGCCCGTTGTCCTCCAGTTGTCCCCGTCGGGAGTCAGTCTCTACACCTGCAACGCAACCTTAGTATCGTAGCCCCAACGGGAGTCGAACCCGTCTTGCCAGATTGAAAATCTGGGGTCCTAACCGATAGACGATAGGGCCATGCTATAATTGTATCAAATGTCCATTTATGTGTCAATAGCATCGTACGAAGATCCTTTTCTTGCCAGAACTATTAAAAGTTGTTTAGATAACGCTGATAATCCAGACGATATTTATTTTGGCATTGCTACATTTTATGAAAAAGTTGAAAAGCCAGATATTTCTTTTGTGCATCCAGACAAAATTATATGTTTAGAATCATCAGTATCAAATAGGCCAGGACTACAAAAAACAAGATCGGTTCTCAGAATGTTAATGAGAGATCATGATTATTTTTTGCAAATCGATTCACACTCATTTTTTTTAAAGGGTTGGGATACAAATCTTATTAATGATTTGCAAGAATTAAAAGATTTAACTCATGAAAAAGTGATCCTATCTAAATATCTATCTACCGATCTTGGACATTATAATAAAGAAACTATTTATAAGTGGCAAATTGGAACGGCATCTCCAAATCCTCAAATGAAAAGATTGGGACTTGACTGGTATACAGAAGTAGAAGGACATGAAGAGCATAAAATTTTAAATAAATTTTATAAAGCAGAGATGATGGCTGGAGGCTTTATATTTTGTGATAAAAACTTTATTAAAGAGCAAAGATATAATGGTCTTTCAGAAATGCTTATGGAAGAAACATATGATAGTTTTATAGCATATTTAATGGGGTATGATATTTATTACACTAAACACTTTAATAATATATCACATGACAATGTAGACTATAATCAAATAGTTTACGGTGAAAAGCATGTACTAAATAAGAGTTTATCATCTGAAGTTGCATCTGATAGCCTTGAAGCATCTCAAGAAATGTATTATAATTTCTTTTTTAATGATAGTTTATATTTTAAAGTTTTAAATGCCAAAAGAACCCCATACTCCTGGTGGAAAGAACTTGGATTTGAGCAATTTTATTTAGAAAAAGTTAAAAACATTGTAAGACATAATTTTGAGAAATGATATAATAAATTATGGAATTGTTTAGTATAAAAAATTTTATTAGCAAAGAAGATGCTAAGTTAATTATTGATTTTATAGAACAAAATGATCATCAAAATAATGATTCAATTAAAAGAAGATTGATTCGTTTTGGTATAGATAATTTCAATGGCACAACTGGCAAAGTAGATGAATTAGGACAAATAGGACAATTAGTAAAAAAGCATGCTTTTGGTGCAATTGATTTAATTAAAGATAAACATAATGATTGCAGCGAAATATTTCTTTCCACTCTCTGGCTTTCAAAACAAATTCCAGGATCGAATGTACTTGCACATAGGGATACAGACGGCGGTATGAGTATGCACTACAAGTACAGTGGCATTATTTATCTTAACACACAAGAAGTTGGTGGCGAAATATCTTTTCCAAAGTTAGGAATAGAATATAAACCAGAAGCGTGTGACTTTGTATTTTTTAATTGCAGGGATAAAAAATCTGTTCATAAAGTAAAAGAAACAACACAGAATAGATATGCAATACCCATGTGGTTTACAGACGATATTAACTTTAGAATGTATTAAATATCTTTAGCCAACCACTCCATAGGTGTATCACATGGACACATGATTGAATCTGGAAGTTCATGAACCTCAGTTTCAATGGTAATGATGGTTTTACACTCGTTGCACTTATAAATTTTCTTTATCATGTATCAATCATACCATACGATCAGGGTTATCGGGTACATCATTGGCTGACAAATATCCCTTGCTAAATAGCCATAGAGAGGTATATACTGAGCAAACGATATATCCAAAGAACATTCCCCATAAAAACTTAAGCATCTTTACGCATACTCTTTAAATACTCTTGAACAATCATAAGCCTTTTAAGAGCCAACTTTTTCTCAAATGCTGAGACTCTTGGATGTTCTTGTTGACGCTTTTTATTTTTTACGGCTCTTTTTTGTCCTCTTTGAGAGGCAGCCTTATTAGACTTTTTCATGCTACTCCTTGTATTCATAATCAATAAGATACTTAATACTATTAAGAAGGGCTAGTGCACAAAATGCAACTTGCCAGCCATTTACGGGCTTGTGAATGGCGGATGTGATAAGAGCGGTTCCGATTAAAAACGGGGCACCATTAATAAATGATCGATAAATTTTGTTCATATTCCTAGTATACCAATAACTTCGAGCAAATTCAAGTTTTAAAGTTCGGCGCAAAATAGAGATATCAAAACAAACCTACGAGTCTATCGACTCGCTATCTGTTAAAGAATCTCTCCATGCTTTCATATCTATGGTGTAATAGGTTCCCCACAATTCGTAAGGTTTATTAAGAATTTTGTACATTTTTGCATGGTACCTATAGCGAATACCATATTCTTGATCTTCGTCTAAATTAACACACTTTACTATATGATTACCTGCAAACCCTCCACAGATATTTCCTATCCATCGTAATGGTAAAATGCTAGTTCTTTGGTGTTTCGTTGAATGATTTATCATCTTTAGGCACCCACACTTTCTTTCCGTCTTTCCACACAGGCCAATATCCAAGGCTACGCCAATCCATACTCATAATCTTTGGCTCCCTACTTGGCATCTGAAAACCAAATCACTGCAGCAATTAAGATCATTCCGAGGATAAATCCTTCTGCAAAATACATCACTCGTCCATCTCCTTTTCCCAAATAATTAAACACTTAGTACATTGTATACCTAACTCACGCATATACCAAGTATGGCTACACTCTGGCACGATCTGCTGCCTTTCTCATATAAGTTCTATGTCTATGACAATTAGCACAGACTATCTCACATTTGGCAATTTCGGCATTCACAGCATCTAAGCCTCTGCCCTTTACGCCTGAAGAAGATAATGGGAAAGATTTTTCAAACTCTGGTAAATGATCAAAGTCTAGGACATATGGAGGGTATTCAATGCCACAGTCCAAACAGGTAGGATTATTTTTTTTATGGACTACAACATAGCGTCTAATCCAAGAAACCCTAGATTTGATCTGGATGAGTCTGGCTTCTTTATTGCGTTGATACCATAGGCGTTGAACACGATTTCGTTCTTCTCTAGATTTAATTGGCATTATTGACGGTGTCTTTTCTTATTTCCGAGGGTACGATGAATCTGAGACTTATACCTATTAACAATAGCGACAGTCATATCATCGACTCTCTTAGTGCTAGCCTTAGTGCACCAGACATGACCATCTGACATGGTTTGGTGGGTTTCCCAATAAGTCTCATCCTCAACTTGAAGGTGACAGGTAGGGCATTTGATTGTATTCATATATCCATTATAGAACAAAAATCAGGATAGGTCAAGGCGTTTCATTGATAAAGTGTTTTTGACAAACACCAGATACGGCAAACTCATCTTTAGATAAACCAACTATCTGGTTATATTCTGCTACATTATCGCAGTAATAACATTTTTCTGAGTCTCGTATTTCGATCATTATCTTATTATAACACAGGAATCTTGTAAGCCATTGCCTTATTATAGGCTTCATTTGGCTCATCAAAAATATGAGGTTTGGTTAAGGCAAAAGCATGCAGGTCTTTATATATTTTATAATCCTTTAACGAGCCTTCTAAATTTTCGGGGAATATCAAAGGATGCTCTATATTAGCAATAGTAGATAATACCCCTATAGGGTTTGATACTAGGTCATTAAAGTCATAGACCAGAACTTTGGATAGGTCATAAGACTGTAGATGTTTGGTATAGGTTTGAGATGCTCCCCATAGGTATGGTTCGAATTGAGAGATATCTTCACCAGATCGAATGTGGCTATGGACTAAGCCAGATACGATTGCATCCAAAGGATTCCTCAAAACCAGAATATATATCCCGTCGGAAATTTCCATATATGGGTGTTTGTCTATGTTCACATACTGCTCTAGATTCTTCATAATGAAGTTTGATCCAGACCTTGGATATGAGATTATGTGATACATGGTTTAATAGTTATCCACAGGTTGTGCAGTAATATGGAGCACGAAGATTGTCTGGTGTGATATATGATGGTTTGCCACATCTTGAACATACCGCTCTTATAAAGCCATTGTCTTCGATTTCAAATCTAAATGACCTTGTGTAGTAGAATTTTGTAGCAAACCAGGTTAATGCTATTGCGATTATTGTTATCATATATACATGATAGCACATCAAGATGAACAGTTATCCACAAGCAAATATGTACATAATTTGATAGTTATCCACAGGTTTATCCACAGATAGATCTTACTGATTATATTATTAGACAGGGTTAAAGTGGTGTGATGTGGAGCATAGTGGAGTATAGAGCACTTTTAAAGGGGCCTTCGTAATGCCAAACCTTCAAACCTTCTTTGCCCAATATTGTGCAAACCTTCTTATACCATATTCTGGCGAATTTGTCAAACCTTCGTAATCTTTTTTTGGGCATTATATACCCTGAAACAGGGTTTGTCAAGCCCAAACCTTAAAAACCTTTGAAGCGATTTTTTGCAAATTTCACCAAAAAATAAAATAAAAATATATAAAGGTTTGATAAAATAATTAAAAGGTTTTATAAAATAAAGAAAACCAGGAAAAGATGGTTTGTCTATTACTATAGGGGAGGAAGTGTATTGTCTATATACTTTGGATCCCCCGCTTGATCAGCGGGACCGCCAGAATCGGCGGGATCAGGAGAAAAATACTTACCAAGACCTAAAGCAACAGTAAAGGAAGTAAAGGCATTAGCCAAACCTTCATCTTCTTTTCTTGCTGCATTTGGATTTAACATCCTGGAGAAATGTCTTGGACTCATACAAAATATTATACACCCATATAAGGTTTGACAAACCATAATTTGTGTGATATAGAAAAAGCATGCTTTTCAGGAAACAAGGTTTGACATCGTAATCTTTTTATTGTAAACTTTCGGCAAAAAAAATACCTCTTCGTAATCTTATTTTGGGAAAAATAGGTTTGAGAGGTTTGTCTGATATGTCCGATTTGGACGTCCCACACCCCACCCGTTTTGTCAAGTGGGGCGATGGGATCTTTACTAGTCTTGTTTACCTTCTGGGTTGTTCTTTACAAATGATTGGATCATTATGCTTTCAAGTGTTACTTCTTCAAGGGCTTCAACATCAGCCTCAGTCATCTTCATAGCAGTAAGAAACATATCAAAAGTTTCTTCAATGTATTGTTCTCCAAGTGGAGTTAGTTCGTTTACCAAACCTTCTGCCTTGAAGTATGCCAATGGCAAACCAATATCATTATAGTCCAAGAACATTTCCATATCCTTGTCCTCACGGTAGTTAATCCATAGTTGTGCTAATACGCCAACCTTATCTTCAGGATAAATCATTAGGGTCTTCCTCCTTTTAGTTCTAACATAAGTTTATCATACTCGTCCCCTGCGGATAACGAAATTACCTCAAATCTACGATAAACAATTAGTGGTAGATTTCTAACTAGATAATAACCTACTCTGTCTAAGTCTACCGAAAAATCTTCAGTAATTAGTTTGGCTAACTTCTCAGCCTTCTTGCTCTCCGCAGTTGGTCCGTATAGCGTTCGCAGTCGTGCCATTAGTCCTCCTAGTTCATTGTATCAAAAGTAAGGGAGGAGGTCAAGCCCCCGCAAGCCTCCTCCCAAGGTGTAAGGTGACCCTTACCTATACACCAGGCGCAATCAAACTTGATCTTCCATATGCTAGGATGAACTTCTCCCAGTCGACGGGCACATTGCCAGTTACAGTTTTATTGACAAAGTCAATCACTACGGCAGCGTCTCCTAGGTCATAGTTGCTGCCATTGATGGCAAAAATACCATAGCCTGTCTCTTCCAGAATGCTATCCTGAATAAGATGGCTAATCATCATACGTACACCGTATGTGTAGTCATTCCAGCGGGGCCGTGCATGTTCTAATGCTGCAGCAATATCTCGCTCCCATTCGGTTTCACCCCAATGGCTGTAGAGTACTACATTTGGTCCAGTGTCTGATTCTTTAAAGATAAAGTTAATTCGTGCTCCCATGGGTCCTCCTTAGATATTGTGGAATACATAGTCATTGTCATCTACTTCGGTTTCGATGACGACTTCGGGGTCTGTATCATATACTGAGATTGTTAGTTCGTTCACTTTTTGCTCCTTTGGGTCTTGATTAATTTTAGCAGGTTTCTTATTATTTGTCAAGGGTTGCATCCACACTGACAACAATCACGGCAGACTGTGTCATAGTTCTCACAGAAATATCCATTAGGGTCAAGAAAATCTCCACAGCGGGTACATTCCTTACATTCGTGAGTATCTAAAGTTTCATCTTCACCGATAAGCCACTCGCAGTTCTCACATTCTATATCATCCTCAGATACACGCATTTGCATATCTGTGTCAGCAGGGCAGGGGACCTCGGTAATAAAGTAACCTAGTCTATTTACAAATCCCCAACCATTCCATACAAATGTACCACCACCATCTCCTTGGCCATACATCCAGATACGGTTCTCTTCTTGTGCTTTGACAAACTCTACTTCTTCCCCGTAGGTCTCAAACATATGTCCATCAAAACTAGCATTAGTATCTATATGGTTTGTGATTGGCTTGTAGGTATCAAACCAAGTGTCAAAGTCCATCTCAACAAAGGCGTTAGGCATTTTGGTATCTGTCCTTTACTTCTAGTAGGATTAGGTCTACATATTCTACTGCACCCTCTAGATAATTGTACAGTGGGTCTGCCCCATCTGCAAGTTGGAGGCGTTCTTCTAACTCATTCTTTTGATTCTCAATATAGTTAATGATCCCCTCGATAAAGCCGATAGCGTCGTCTCTTTCGCAGGTACCGCATTGAGCAGTTTCATCTTCTGTATAAGTAATGCTACAGCCACAGCCAGCACACCAAGATTCATCACGCATGCCCATTAGATAATCTCCTCTACGATATATTCCTTACCAAAGATGAGTGCATATGCTGTTTGTAATCCTTCAGCAAAACCATTTGCCTCAGTGCGTTCCATAGATACCATTGCGTCTGAATAGTCATCTTCTTCCTCTGCCTGTGCAATTTCACTAAATTCTTGCCAAGCCTTATCAATCATTTGTTCTAGCATTTCTTGTGGGGTCATTGGGTCTCCTCTATGTGTTTTCTGTCTATAGATAAATTATAGGTCAAGCAATATATATTTGTCAAGGCCTGCATGTAACCCTCTAGGAATCTATCAGGATTATCTAACATGGCTTCCTCGCAGTCAACCATTTCAACCTTGAGGTGCCCGTGAATTAGATCAATAAGGGGGATATCCACATTCTCTAAAGCCTTCTCCAAATATTCGGGGATGAAAGGATACTTAGTAGTCATTATCCCTCCCAGTGTTTTACAATAAGCCACATAGCCTGGTGGATAGTACAATCACACTCATCTGTTGCTTGCTCAAAGTGTTCTAGGTTGTCTTCGTAAATTGAAGTAACAAGTTCATCAATTGTGTAGGGTTTGTATGTTTGGGTCATAGATTAATTCTACCCGAGTTCGGGGAAAAATACAAGTCTTCGTAATCGAATATTATAAGAAATCTCATGTGATATGGGTCACAGGGGACGTCCCGAATTTTTATACATTGTGCTACATATTTATACATTGTGCTACATTTGCGATTCCGACGGGACTTGAACCCGCAACCTCTACCGTGACAGGGTAGCGATCTAACCAATTGATCTACGGAATCGTGCGGAGCAGTTTTAAATCATGCTCAGGATTTTTTTGTTATGCGAGTTGCATTACATTTTGTACAACCTTTAGCAAGCGATTCTTCTCTGCGTTAATTGCAGGGTCAAATCCTGATGCACTTGCAAGAATTGATTCGTTAGAACCACCTCGTGCTGTGCGGTACCAATCAAGGCGTTCAGTAAGTGCATTAAATGCACCCCAAGCGTTACCAGCAATCATACCATTAAATTCACCTGTATAGATGTCGTTAATTGTATCGATTTTGTTTTCCCACTTCTTGATTGCACCCTTAGCATCTTTTTCTGGCTTAGGATAAGCAGCAAGAATAATATCGTTAAATGATTTAGCATTGACTTCCTTTTCAATCATTGCCTTAGCCATGATGTCAAATTCGTCCATGTAAGCATTAGCAAGACCAAGAGTCTCACGAGCAATTTGGATTTTGCCTTCTGCGGTTTGCGTGTGGCGAATCTTGAAAGATTGCTTGATGCCCTTATTCTTCTTACGACCTACGCCACCAAGAGCAAGGTTAAGAGTGTTAGCACATACAACACGAACAGGGGTAATCGATGCCTGAATCGCAATTGAGCCGTCGTGTGATGTGTTGATGAGCAAATAAGTTTTAACCTTATCGGCAACGCCTGTAGGGTCTAGAACTGTTTCACGCTCAAGAGCAAGAGAGCCAAATACTACACGCCCACCCTTGATTGCACCAGCAGTTTCCCAACGACCTCCGCCGTCTAGGATATTGTCACCAAATGAAAATAAATCTTCATTCTGTAGTGGGACATAACGCTCACCGACAATTCCAAGAATATCGGTTTGTGTTTTGTCTGTAGGATTTGTACGCAAGACATATTGATATGCCTTATCGCTTGTTAGATGTGAGGGGGTTTCCAAATCTTCCAGACGAACATTCCAACCATTAAGGTTAGCAGCCTCTAGCATTTCGCTAGTGGTTTTTTCTTCTGTAAATACGGTACCCAATCCATGCCAAGCGGGTTCACGGAATGATGCAAAAGATGCAACGCCGTTTTGTGTTTCGAGGTCATGTGCCATGAGTTTTTCCTTCTTTCTGTTGTTGATAATATAACTATACACCCACCCACCGACAAAGTCAAATAGGGTAGGCAGACATGGGATAAATCGGACATTGTGCAAAAGATCACCCCTAACCATCGGCGTGTCGATTTGACATTTCATGATCGGCGGGACGTCCCAAAATTTGAGGGATTTTAAAAGTGAGCAGTTTACGTAGACATGCTCAGGTCGTTTTAGTAGCCCCCTACTAAAAATCTATACTATCGATTATTGATGAGACCCAACTGACTTTGTCAGAATCATATGTGATTGCATCGAAGTCAATATCGTTAACAATATCTTCTGCGTCCTCATCATATGGTACCTGCAGTGTCATGTTATAAGTTACGGTAACCTCAACTTCAACTTCCTTAGTTAATTCAAAGCCACAGATTTCTGCAATCTCTTCGGCCTGCGAACCAGTAATTGAATCATTCTTAAGTTGTTCCAAGGTCCACTCTTGCATACCTTCAACAATACGGTTACGGTCTGCAGAATCAGAGTAGGACCGCTGTGTAAGTCGTTGGATGTGCTCTTCAAGTGACTGAATGCGTTCATCCTTTTGTGTGATTTGATTCTTGAGGAATTCCTCTGTTGCATTGATTATTGTTTGGTCCATTCGGGGGCCTCTTTCTGTTGTTGTTATTAATATTAGTTTACACGAGGGCACTGATAATTGTCAAATACCCCGTAGGGTGAGCCTTTTTGGATCGTGCTCAGGATGTCTGCTTCTTTGGGGCTGCAGTACCCCTGCTCTATAGTATTTCTATTATCGCCCTAATCAGCCTGGCGACTTCCACTCTATTTATTTAGCCACGCATTTCTGTGGTCGTGGTGAGCAGTTTAGCCACTTACTCAGGTGGTTATTATCTAATTATAGATAACGAGCAACCGCATTGTATGTAGAAGTATTTACAACTTCCTCGTCGGTCATTTTGAGGATACGAATTGCGTTTAGCATTTCCTCTTTTTGTTCATTGTATGTGTGTTGGTGCATTGTTACGAAATCACGCTGTGGTTCAGTAGGGAAATCGTGTTCGCTAATTGTGAGGTCAAAATCTACATTGAGAGTCTTGTTCCAATTACGATAGTTTGTGCGGAAGTTTTCTGCCTTAGTGATATTCTTAATTGCGAACTCACCAACTGCTTTCTGCCACTCTTTACGAGCAAGGTCATAGTTTGCTTCGTTTTCTGATTGACTAGCGAAGTCGCTCTCTAGTTTTGCTAAAGACGCTTCTAGTGCTGTGATTACACGCTGTGTAGGGATTTTTACTGATATTGCTTTGCCTCTTGCCATTGGGTCTGTTTCCTTTTCTGTTAGTTGGGGGTTGTGTTGAGCAGTTTTATCACTTACTCAGGTGAGGTTGTTAATTTACTTTGCTGTCCAAGTTGTCCAGCGTGTGTTGCCATTTACATCTAACTTAACACGAACTGCGTCGCCTGTCTTGTTAGGTGCGATTTCAAGAATTGTTCCTGTAACCTTTGACTTCTGTGAAGTATAGAGGTCGCCTACCTTGTATGTTGCTGTTGCTACTGCCATTTTGTTATTTCCTTTTCTGTTAGGGGTTGTTACCTTATGTATTAAGTGTAGCATTTTTCTGACATTTTTCCAAATCGGAAATGTAATAATCTCAAAATATGAGATGTGATTTACATCACCAGAAGTGCTACGCTTTGTTGTTTTGTTCATATTATAATTGTAGCAGAAAATACCAGAAATATCAACACCAGATGCCATTTTTAATGTGATAAATACCACATTTTTTGTGCGTGTCGTAACTTGATAAATTGGGGTGGGGCGGACGTCCCGTTTTTGCGGGGGATTTGATCAATGCGGATTTGTCATATTAAAAAACAACAAGAAAATAATCCATATATAAAATAAAGTCCACATGCTAACTCATTTCTTGGTTGCAGAAAATACTACATCTGCTTTAGAGTATACACACAGTGAGCAAGAAACGCAAGCAGAGCCTGCAGTGCTAATGAGTGGAATTCGTTTTGCATTTTCAGGACACTTAGCACCAGGTTTATTAGTTAATGCCTTCATATCTGCTTGACCCTCAGCAAAATTCTTAGCAAGATATGCTAACTTAATTCCGTGAGTTTTCTTAAGTTCAATACCAGTATTTTTATTTTCGCTATCTGTAGAATAATATAAAGATAGATTAGGTAGGTCCTTAAGCATTAATGCTGCAGATTCAACACGGGTATATACCCAGAATTGTACATAGTCAAAGTCCATGATAACTTGCTTCCACGCATATGCGTAAGTATCATTAAAGAAATCACCATCCCAATGGATACGGAATAGTTGAGGTGCGTCTTTCTTTGCACAATCTTTAACAAAATCAATCATCATTTCTTTGAGCAGATCAACCATAGTCTCATAGTCTGCGTCTTTAAGTAGGTCCCAATTGTGAAGTAGGTTAACCTTTACGCCTTTGAAGAGTTTTTCGAGTTTTCCTGCATAGCATACAGTCTCACAAACTGAAGTGGCACCAGGGCACGAGAAAGCCTTTCCAGCAGGGAGGCCAAAGGTATTTGCAATTGCTGCTTGTTTTCCATTTTTTGTGACATAGTTAGCCACCTTTCTATCGAATGAGCGTTTTAGTTTAAGTGTATTAGTAGTCAAGGCCGAGACTCATTTCTAGTGCGATATCTTCATTATAGGTAGCGGACATTTCTTCTAGTAAGCAATGAGTGCACATTTCTTCTGTTTCGTCTACAGCATTTTCATGGCATGAGGGACAGGTTGTTGCGTAGTATTCATCATAGAATTCATCTGCGATATTTCCCATGGGGGCTATTCTCCTTTTTGTTGATATTTTAATTGTAGCATTTGCGACTGACATTTTCTACCCTTGCGAGAGTAGACTTTTTTGGAAGGCACAGCGGAAGCAGCATTAGAGCGTCGTAACTCCATTAGTCTGCGTAATTCCTCGGGTGTCTTTTTCATAACTTAATCTTAGCAGACTTCCAGAAAAATATCAAGTCTTCATAAATGGGAGATTCTGTACAAAACGGACAAATCGGGACGTCCCATTTTTCAGGGATTTTTTAGTAGGGACTTAATCCTCGTCCGTAAAGAAATACCAATCGAGTTTCTGATCATGAGCAACAACAATTTCATCTCGCTCACCAAATTCATTTTCACACTCAATAAAATAATTATCCCCGCTGCCATCTTCGGTAATGATAACTACCTGAACAATATCCTCGCCAACTTTTATATAGTCGTCAATTTCTAATTGGTCTGGGAATAAACTATCTACTTTGACAAGTTCCATATCATTTATTGTAACACTCATTTTATTCCTCCCCATCTACTGGGTCAATGAACCAACTCAAGTGGTGTTGCTCAATGATAGCCCACGCTGGGGCTTCTGTTGAACCCTTATAGGTAATCTGAAAGTCGCCAACCATAGGCATAGCAATCATTCGGTTATAGTCTTCATCGTAGGCTGCGTCAATCGCTTCCATACAAGGCTGTACCATTTCTGCGGGTACTGGAGGATAGTGATTACCCTTCAAGTGATATAGCAATTGTGTTTCAAGGTCTAGTACCTCATCTTTAATTCCTAGTGCTGTAACTGATCCCACTTACTTACCTCCAACTTTTCCATCACGATAAAATACTTTGGTGTGCATTTTGCCATTAGGCTCTGATAGATTAACTGTAGAGTATTCCATAGCCAATCCCCAATCAACAAATTTATTATAGACATCAACTGCGTCTAGTGCATTATCATAGCGACCAATCCAATGCGGTGAGCGGTCTCCATCATATGTGCAGGTTACTGAGTATAAGTATTCCATTATTATTCACTCCAATCAAGGGTCAAGCATTTACACTTATTTATAGTTATTGTGTTACCTTCTTGGGTAACTGTAGCAAGCGTATCACAAGTATCGCATAAGAACAATTCCATTAGATAGCACCTTCCTGAAATAGTCCAATTTCAATATCTAGCAATTCTGCGGGAGTAGCATTAGATAAATCTACCCACTCCACGCCATCATTATTTATTCTAGCAAATTCAATGTAACCCATTATTATTCACCTACCTTAACTGCGATAGTCGCATAGAAATCGTTTCCACGATTAGGGCGAACCTTGATTAGATACGCTTCGGTATTTTCTCCATACCAAATTGCATCACGCTTTTCAGCCTCGATAATTGAACCCTCGATAAATCGGGAGCGGGACTTATATGACTTACCTATAAGTAGGTTTTCTATTGTGTATAGTTTGGTAGCCATTAGGCGAACCTTCTTTCTTTAATTAACTTGATATAAATATCTTACACTATCGAGGCGACAAATACAATTCGACACGCCGTAGGGGGCAAATATTTATTTTTTCTTACTATGTAAGTCTATCTGATTAACCTTGAAAAATCAAATCCTAGCCAAAAAATCTCATATAGTGGAGCGTGGCAATTGTTATTTAAATCACATATAGTGCGACACGCCCGAGTGCGACGTCCCAAATTTAGTTGAAAGTTAAAGCAGTTTTAGATCATGCTCAGGATCTTTTTTTATTTGTTTTTTATTTTCTTTTGTTCATCATATGCAAGTTTAATTGCTAAGGCAATTGGTGCCATCAACATTAGTTGAACAAGTGTTGTGAGTAAGCGATTCATTTAGTCATTGCCTCCAACTGTTTCACAAGCCTCTTGAAACTTATCTTTTTTAAAATTAGGATTATCACTCGCAAAGAAATCGCAGAAATCATTTACTAAATCCTCCCACCAATAATTGTCAATCATAGCATTTTGGTATCCCGAAAGAATATCGGCAACCTTTACATAGTCTTTTCTAGTCATCATTATGCGTTCACCAAAGTTTCTAAATGGTTAGAAATCATTAGGTAAGCAGTTGCACACTTATAGCAATAAGTTTCTGTAGGAACGCCACCGAGCATAAAAGCGTCGGTACCGCTGTAGATTAGTTCTGTAGAATCGCAATTCATTACGGCACAAGTTTTCATTAGTTAGATACCAAAGCCTTTCCTTTAAGAACACCACGAACACCTAGAAGGTCGCAGGTAACTTTTACCGATACGCCAACTGGCAAAGAGTTAGGATATTGAGAGATGAATTGAGCAACTGCACCCTTAGAAGGTAAGTTGATTTTTGTAACTGAACCTGAGAAGGTTTCGATTTTTATAGTGTAAGTCATATTTTGACTTCCTTTCTTTTTTTTACTGATAAGACTATCCTATCAGAGGGGGCTGACATTTTGGCTACTTATTTGCTAAGGCTCACTGTGATACTAGTCACATTTATTTGCTTAGGCTCATTAGCCCTTTTGTCCTTTATTTAGTTTTTCTTATGTATTAAGACTAACATACTTTCCTTGAAAAGTCAAGCATTTGGGGGTGTGTTTTAGGTCACATTATTTGCTACGCTCACCCGAACATTTGTTCGATTTATTTGGTAGGCTCATTAACCTTTATCACTATTTAATTGTTATAGTAGAATACTAGCAGATAAATCTCAAAAAGTCAAGTCCAAACACGGCGTGTCGCAAGTTATCTACATCACATTTTATCTGAGAGATTCCTGAGAATTGGGACGTCGTTTTTTTGCGGGAATTAATTATACAAATCATTCCACGCATTACGACAAATTAAAATTGAATTGCATTCATTGCAACATGTTACATCTGTAGGCAGATCATACACATCTACACTAGTAGAGGTACGCCCACATACAGAGGATACTGTTATATACATACTCATATTATTTCTTTCTCTTATTAGTACGGCAATACTTTGCATACTTTACGAATAGTTTTCTATAACCGCATGTATCGCAGTAGCGGTTAAAGTACGGCTGGCGTACTGATTCACCCTGTATGTCTGTCCATGTAGGGTGCTTACATGTAGGGTCATTACCCTTTACATTATAGTCATTGTAGAAATACGCTACATGCGACCATGAGGTATATCCATTAACGCTTGCCACATCTAGGGCATTGGTGATTTGTAGGTTATTCATTATTATTTACCTACTGTCCACTTAGAGTAGCGAGTACCACAATCATCATCATAGAATGAGAATGATTTGATATTCTGTTCACATACTTCACAGAAGGTGAAATAGTCAGCAGAATCGAAATCGTGTGCTACTACTGAGATAGCACTCTTATTTGGTGTGTGTGTAACACACTCTTTTGTTATTACTAATGAAGTCATTTTAACTTCCTTTCTTTGAGATAACCTTTATCTCATCTTGATAGTAACTATCCTAACACATACCACTGACATTTACAGGGGTACAACACGGATAAATCGGACATATGGGATTGTGAGTTACACCACATTATTTATCCACATAGTTATCCACAGGCGACGTTGCAATGTCCGATTTGCCCTATATGTACTGTGGTATACATCACACACGACACGCCGATACAGGATTTGACTTTTGGCAATATGTGTGCTAGTATTACTACTATAAGAATTAAATATGGACAAAATCCTAGTGAGCCTCTAGAATATAGAGCAAATAACCTAGGTCAAGGAAAAGGCTAGAAAGTCTAGCCGATTAAAAAGAAAGGTGGTCTAAAATGACTACATTAAATAACTACTATAACGAAATTCGTTCTGATATTGCTAAGGACTTCGGTCTAGAGGCAGCAGGTTATGCACCTGCACCTACTATGCTACCTGTGCGTATTGCACAGCGTATTGCTAACAAATACCCTAGTGATTTCTCACAGGGTAGATTTAACTCTACATTAAACCCTAAAGCGGTTATTATCGCTAAGCGTTATATGTCTCTAGTTATGGGGGTTAAGTAATTGATTAGCGTTACATTAACAACTATGTCTGGTAGTACACGCAAGATGGAATTCGATACAAAAGATCATGTATTAGAATTCATTGAGGTGTTTGGTAGTACATTACAGCAAGGCGTTGCTGTGTGTATTGATGCACCTATTATAGGCATCCACAATGGGTGGATTCAAGGTAAAGCACCCCGTACCTAAAAAGCCTTTGGGGTGAGTGGGTGCAATTATGTACTCACTATTTTTTTATGTTTATATATTAAATAACACGTATCATACATCTGACAAAAATATTCAGATTTTAGACAAAACGAATTTTAAAAAATTTTTCAGATTTGGAGTATAATAAATATATGGCCATACTAGAAAACCTAGAAAATGCATGGGATGAAAACTTCTCATTTGAGTCATCGTCCTATTTAAAAATATTTTCAGATCACTGCTCTCATGGATGCAATTGTAGTAGTGATTCAGATCACAACAAAGATTGATACATTAATTCAACAAACTTTGGATCACCAATAAAGTAATCCCTATTATTGCGACGGTATGCTAAGTTATAACCTTTATCCTTAGAGTCATTAATGTACCAATCAATCACTTCTTCGTTTGGGTGTTCTACAAGGTTTGTCAATACGATATATTTTTGACCTCTACGCAAAGCGATAACTCCCGATATCTCTGGTTTAAAATTTTCGGGAAGATCTAAATTAATCGTCCACTGACACCTATTGAACTTTTTACATATAGGTGGACAGTTATTACATATCCTGGTTGATGACATTCTTAGCAACTAGCATGTCGTACAACATAATATTTACAATATCAAATTGTGGACGTGTCTGAGCAATCAATTCATCAATTTGCTCTTGGGACATATCTTGCTGCTTAGCCAATCCAACATTAAGATCAATAACTGTATCTGTCATAGCCTTAATTACTTCATCTTTTGTCATAGGAACTCCTCATTCATCGCTTTTGTAAACTCGGCGGTACCAATCCAATACATTTTCAGATTAGTATCCCAAGCACAGTTTAATTTATTCTTAAGAGCGTACATAATAAACCAAGTAAGGTTATCTGCATTTGCTTCGCCTGGAGCCTTACTCATCTTAAGAAATTTTATATCATTTATTTTTTGCCATGTGACGATAACTCCAGATATTTCTGGTTTCATCAAATCTGGCATAACAGGGTTTTTTAGCCATTCACATTCAAAGGTTTTACAAGGATCTTTTGGCCGATTCTCATAATCGTTGCAGCCTTTACCAATTTCTACAAAGAAGCATGGTTTGCCAGGGTACATCGAGTGTCCTCTTATCTCGGCAGCAAGATGCCCTTCACAACACTTGGTACAAGTACCACAAGATCTACCATTTACCAATTGGGCACTCCGCCTGCTTAAGAGTAGACTTTAATTTCATAAAGCAGCCACACTTCCTACACTTGGCCAAACCTTTATGAAACCATTCACAAGTATTGCAAATAGCAAGCCTTGCCTCAATAAGTTCTTTATCTGATCTTGGTTGGTTTGGATCAAATAGGTCGCTAAACTTTACTTCCATTCAATCTCCTGATCGTATGTGACACTATATTCCCCGCCAAAAATTTCAGCATAGGAAATGATATCTCTATTATACCTTAGAACGGTGTTTATACCGACTTTGTCGGATAGATACTTACGGCCATGGGTCAAAGGTTCAAACTCGATCCCTTGTGCCTTAAAAGCCGAATTAAGGGTAGCCATGTATCTTTCCTGTCCGTATCTTTTAGATGTAAAAGATTGGTCAACATAATCAAACCTCGCTTGTGCATCCATCGCTTTTGCCATATCAGAATAGTCAGTGATATAAGTCACAGCAGGATGACTCATCCTTGTAGACCAGTTTCGCATGTTCTCGCCGTATTTTTCCATATTACGTAATGTAGAATCGGCGAAAGCCATGCGTATATGGTCTTGTTCGGATGTGGGAACCTCTGTTGCGAACGAAATTAAAAACGCCGTCGCATAAGGAAATTTGTCGGTATATGTCGATACTCCGAAATGTACATTCGGGTTAAAAGACTCAATCGACATTGAATCCTCTAATAGTCGCATGTGATTTCCGAGTGATACAAACTCTTGTCGATTCATATCGCAATCAACGAATAAACATTCTTCTGGATTTACCCCATCGGCGAGACATAAAATATTTTTGTCATATGTGCCAACAACTTTAGATCCGTTATATCTGTTAATTAAATCGGCGGACATCAAACCATCCATATCGGGAGAAATAATTAATTGCTTTGAAAATTCAAGCGTGTCTAGTATGTCTGTTTTCATTTTTTAAAAACTCCGTTTATAATAGGATAGTTATGACTGTAGAATATTGGTTAGGTATAATTCTTACAACACTATCTATTCTAGCATTAGTTGCTAGTGCAGTCAAGTGGTATATCAAAGTTCAAGTTCAGCCAATAAAAGAAGCCGTTGAAGATATTCGTTCTGAAACAAAAACCAATGGTGGATCTTCAATGAGAGATGAAATTAAATTTATTAAAAAAGAACAAGAAGAAGCAAAAGAACTTCGTAAAGCAACAAGTGATAAACTTGACCATATGTATGATTTGTTCGTTGATTATGTTTCTCGTAATTCAAAGTAACTCTATATACTATATATAAGATATCTTAATTTCTCGGTATTCTTTCTTTCTTATATATATTTAAGTATACACCAAATCCGACACTTCTTGGCTTCTTTGAATAAAAAAGTTTTGTGAGATTGCTTACATTCTAAAAATTATATACCTTTTGTCCTATTTTGATATGATATTATTTTGTCTATATTTTATGGTATAATCATTGATATGACAATCTGTGGCCCTGAAACTTTTGGTGCTGACCCAGTCCGAATTAAATGGAATGTGGTTAGAGGAGATTCTGCTCCTATTACTGTTGAATTTTTGCAAGATGATGAAAAGACTTATTTTGACATTTCTGACTGGACATTTAAAGCAACTGCCTATGATCCAAAAACAGATATTATAGATGAACTAGAAGTAATTAAAGGTGAAGGATATGTTAGAGTTGATATTCATCCATCCGTAAGTAAATACTGGGGATCTGGATATTCATCAGTTGTATCTGAGTTACTATTTGATTTACAAGCGACTATTCCTACAGTTCCAAACGATACTATTTGGACTCCAATTATTGGCACCCTCGTGGTTTTGGGTGATGTATCTGGAGCAACACTATAATGGCAGTTGTTAAAGTTTCTGTAAAAAGACCAGAACTTCCACCAGTTATAAGAATTAAAGATAAAGTTTTTGTTGTAAAAAATAAATAATAGGGGGCCACATGGCAGTTTCTAAAAGTATGGATTTTCCAGGTGGTAGCAAGCCTAGTTATGCAGCACAAGTACAACAAAGTCAACCTGCACAATATCAAGAAAATACTTTATCGTTTCTTCCAGTTCCTGGACCAGTTGGACCTCAAGGACCATCAGGCAAGGATGGAAAAGATGGTAAAGATGGCATACAGGGACCTATAGGACCAGAAGGTCCAAAGGGGCCTAAAGGAGATAAAGGTGCTGATGGAAAAAATGGTTTAAGTTCTCTCTCATCTTCGGGTCAACAAGCAGGATGGGCTTCTTATCATAATTCTAACTATTCAACTTATAAACTTGGTGCAGCAGAAGGTGATGATGGCTGGGTAAGCCTATTATTGGGATTAAAGGGTGTAACAAAAAATGAAAAATACCTTCCACAAGACTGTGTAAGTTTTTGGAATGCAAATTCTCAAAGATTAAATTTTAAAGGCATAGCAGAGGGATCGCATGTATTTGTAACCTATAATTTTGATATTACAACCTTTAGCAATAATACAGAAATTTGGTTTAGAACTATTTTCCCACAATGTGATAAAGAATTTTCTCAATATGTGGGCACTTTTAAATATCAATTCCCATATAATATTTCAGTAACTCAAGACTTTTTTATTGAGGATAACGATATGTGGAGGGATGCTCCAATACCACAAATTAGATCAGACTTTGATTCATCAGTTGTCATAAAATCTATCTATGTTTCGGTTATCTAGTCTGGTATAATAAATACATGGCCTTTCCTAATTTATATAATATTAATTACTATCGTGGAGACACGTATCAATTTAATATTTACCCACAAAATGCCAATAATCAAGTTTTTTCACTTGCTGGATATGAAGCAGAATTTACTATTGCCGAAGCAAGATCAACTACAACGGGTGCAAAAACTGCATTTGCTGCCATCAGTAATAACAACGATTTTTTACAGTGCACAATTTCTGCAACACTTGGTGCAACACTAGATCCTGCAATATCTTATGTTTATGATGTTCAAATAAGCAAAGGTTCTGGAGCATCTAAAGTTGTTTATACATTAATGACTGGAACTTTAACAGTTACAGCAGATGTAACGGCGGTATAAAATGGCAAATCCACTTTTATCTACAGATGAATTAACCGTAATTGGTGGACCAGAAACAATCAATCTTCAAGTTGATTTTGGACCAGAAGGACAAAGAGGAAGTTTAATATTTGCTGTTAATGGAAATCCAAATAGTGTTAATCTTAATTTACCAAGCAACTTATCTTTAAATGTAAATGACTGGTGTATTAACATTAATAAAAATGATACAGAATATTCTTATATGTATCAATATGTTGCATCCCCTGGAGGAAATCAATGGGAGCCAATGTTAAAGGTAAATCCTGGAACATATGCATCAGTAGAAACTGCAACATTTATTAATGGTCAAAAACAAATTAATATTGCTATTTCTAATTTTGCTAAGTTGACAAGTTTAGCAACATTAACCTCAGCAAATTTTAGCATTCAATATAATATTTTAAATCAAAAACCAATTTCTTCATCTATGACTGTTGGAGATGTTACAACATCTGGAGACATACTTACGCTACCAATTACTATAAAAGCAGTTGAATTCGATGGGACAAACTGGATTAACCTCAGTGGTGAGAAGACATTACATCTACTCATTAATGTGGTATAATCTTATTGGTGATAAAATATGACTTCTAAAGATATCGGTTCCCTATTTAATACAAAAATGCCAGGGTATGAAGACCCAGCGGATATTCAAGATGCTTTAAAGTTATACCATTATGGAAGTTCTACATATCCAACAACAAATACTGATCCAGCACAGATTGTTAGACCTTCAGTTGCAGGACACCTTCAAGATTTAAGAAATGATATTAATCAGGTTTTGGCAATTGGTTCTGGAAACATTTTGTCTAACACAGAACCAAGCACTCCATATGATGGAATGATTTGGGTAGATAAAGATGAGACTGTAGCATCTTCAGTTATTAATGCAACATCTGTTTATCAATCAACAGCCCCAACAACTGGATTAGCAAATGGACTTATTTGGATTAAAAAGGGAACAACACCATTAGAACTTTGGGTTTATGATTCTGCAACTTCTGCATTTGTCAAGGTAGGTGCATAATGGCTAAAGAAATTACAAAAGAAGAAGTTTTAAAAGAAAGAGCAATTGCAAAATTAGTTCAAGTAGTTGGATTAACTGAAGAAGAAATTCGTGCAATAGGAATTGGTGAATAATGACATCTATAAATACTTCAGGTAAAGCAACCTATATTTATGATCAAGTATCTCAAACTTGGTATTCACTTGCTGCAAATGTTAATACTGCAGCATCATATCTTTGGTCAGGTAGCAATGAATTTGCCAATACTGTAACTTTTGATAGTGTTGTTAAATCAAAGGCTGGAATAAATAATTTTGCAACTCCATCTGCAAGAGATACTGCTATTCCATCACCTGTTCGTGGAATTACTTGCTTTGTAAAGCAAGATGCTACTGGAGCAGATATAAATCAATTTCAATTTTATGATGGAACACAATGGAGAACTTTTGGTGACTCTGGATATGTTCAATCTCTTACACAAGGGGTAACATTAAAAGCATCTGATATGGGCACAACAATTACAATTAACTCTTCTTCAGATTCAATCGTTATAATTCCATTAAATAGTTCTGTCCCCTTCCCAGTTGGCGCAAAAATAGAATTTATTAGATGGGGAAGCGGTGCGGTTTCATTTGATGGCCCTTTAGGTGGCGGAGTTACAATTCAAAGTAAAAATGGAAACAAAAAAATTGCAGCAAGATATGCTGGTTGCGGAATTGTTAAAGTTGATACTAATACCTGGGCCTTAATTGGCGATCTGACTGCGTAGGTAATCATGCCAATTAATATAGCCCTATGGGGATCATCAAAAGGTATGGTTAAGGTTCCAAATACAATAGGTATGACATCTGCCCAAGCATTAACAGCAATTACTGCAGCAGGACTAACTACTACTTCTGGAGTTAAAGTAGACACTGCAGATAATAATTTAAATGGTAAGGTTGCTATTTCTTCTCCTGTAGCAGATACTTTAGTTGATTATGAAACAAATGTAGAGTTAAGATATTATAATTATGTTGCTCCATTTTCTGTTTTTGGCTTTTCTCCATTTGGAGTTTTTGGTTTTTCTCCATTTGGCGTATTTGGTTTTTCACCATTTGGAGTATTTAGTTTTACTCCACCATTCGGACCATATGGTTTTTCAACCACTGTGTATGGAGTAAGGTGTATTTCAGGTGATACATTTATCAGGTTGGGTCTTGGTCAGGGAACAGAATCGGTAGATAGCCAAACTGGTAAAAAGGTTTTAATAAATCTAGCGGGAGATGTAATTGCAAAACAAGCAAAAGATATTCAAATTGGAGATGAAGTTTTATCTGCTGAATATTTAGAACTAGACACTAACTACCCAGACTATGAAGTTTTTGCATGGGGTGCTGATGAATTAACTTTTTCTGGACATACAACGACAACTATTGTAGACATAGAAGAGTCTTATAAATCTCAAACTATTTATTTTAATGATAATACAGAGGCTCAGTTTACTGTTGAGCATCCAATACTAGTAAAAAGAATAAATGATGATAAAACTCATTGGGCATTTTTAATGGTTGTTGAAATTGAGTTAGGTGATATTATTTTAAGATATGACCCAGTATCTAATTCATATAATGAAGTAGTTGTTGAAAAAATTGATATTATTACAAATAATGATCCTGTATACACTTTTAGTGCTGAACCAGCAGACTTAATTATTGCTGGAAATATTGTTACTCACAATAAGTAGGTAGCATGCTAAAGAGATTAAAATTTAAAATAACAAAATATTTTAAATATAGAAAAATTAAAAAAGGTAATTGGATTTATTAATGTCTAAATTATATGATCTGTTTACTCCTGGAATAATTCCGCATAATGGTTGGTGGAGAAAAGAAGGTAAATTTGATAATATTGCAGTATCAACAGATATATTAGTTAGTCATTGTGAGATTCCAAGAAAAGAATATAACTATGAATGGAATACTGATGGATTAAGGTCTATAGAGTTTGCTAAAAAACCACCTATTGTAGCCCTAGGATGCTCTTTAACGCTTGCTCAAGGACTTCCTGTAGAACTTAGATGGAGTGATCTACTTTCAAAAAAAATTAATATGCCAGTAGGAAATATATCTTATAGTGGTGCATCAATTATGCAACTAGTTTCTTCTTTTTTGGGAATGATAAATCAATATAAATATTTACCAGAATATGTTATTTGTAATATGCCACCATTTGAAAGATTTTATTTTATAGATGGACATGGTGAAAAAATGAAAGACTACTGGCTTGGCAATAAAGCAACAAAAACAAAAGATTCTGCTCCTTGGGATTATGGTGCAACTATTCCTTATGAATGGGTCTATTATCAAAATTTAGAAGCAATAAAAACCCTTGAAGTTTTTTGTAAAACAAATAATATTAAATTAATTTGGAGTAATTGGTCTGCTTTAATTCCAGAAACTTTAGAAAATATAATAATTAATAATTTTGAAAATTATCATAAAGACCCAACAAGAAAATTATTTCCAATTCATTTTGATGTTGGAATGGATCCTAAAAATGTAAAAGATTTACCAAAATATTTTAAAATGAAAAATTGGGATTCTATTAAATGTCATGAAAATGAATTTTTACAATTTTTAGATATTTTTGAACATGCTTATGATTATCATAAAATTCCTGTAAAAACAGATAAAAAAATAACAAGGTGTCCACACCCAGGATTACATAGACAACTGCATTGGGTAGAATTTTATTATGATTTAATGATCCAATATGGATTTAAACAGGAAACTTCTTCATCCACATTTTAGTTACAGGTGTTAGCCCATGCCAAGAAGACCAGTCTTGTCCGCCCTTTGACATATAAAATGCAACCTGTGCATTAATAACTGGATTGAAAAGGTCTTGGTTATCGCTGAGTCCAAACTTAGTAACTCTTTCAGGTCCAAGATCTCTTAACATATTTATTTGAAATAATCCATAAGACTTATCTCCTGTTTTGCCATTTTTATTAAAGGCATATGGTCTACCATTAGTTTCTTTTTTACTTACTGCCCAGGCTTCAATAAGATGCTTTCCACGAAATCCAACATTGTAAAGAAGATCTTTTAATTCTTTATCAGTTAAAGAATCTTTACTAATGTATTTTGTTAGTTTGTTGATATTGGCACTCTTAGAAACCAAAAAAGCCCCAGAAGGGGCTGCCACGGGCTGGGTCTGTTCACTAGTTTTATTTTGGGGTGTTGACAAAGCATTGGCATTATTTGAAAAAACAGCAAATACGCCTGTTGCTGTAAGTATTCCAATGATTACTTGTTCTTTAAATTTCTCGTTCATCATAGTTTCCTCCTTAGAAAACAATAACACCTGGTTAGGTGTCTACTAACAAGTATAACATAATTTTATTTATAAAGTCAAACCAAGTGTATAAAATTTACTTGTGATATAAATCACCTAAGTAATTATGATATAATGGTAAAATGGCCCTATCAAGTAGATATTCACTTCCATATCCCGTGGCGGAAGATCCAGTAAATGTACATGGAGATATTCATGATTTAGTTAATAAACTAGAAGTTATCTTGCCACCACTTGGAGTTTCATATTTTGAGATTAATGTAAAAAATAATAGTGGTTCTTCAATTGCATCTATGACACCAGTTTATGCTACTGGATATGACGGTAAAACAACAATTGCTAAATGTCTTACAACAACAACAAAACCAATTTTAGGATTGGTTAAATCTACAATTGCAAATGGTGCAGAAGGGGTAGTAGTTGTTGCTGGAGTTCTTGAGGGAGTTAATACTTCTGCTTTTACTGCTGGAGATGTTTTATATGTAGCAGAAGGTGGCGGAATGCCAACTAATATTCAACCAGCCCATGGGGGTGGAGCAATTGGCATTGTTGCACATGCAGCATCTGCAGCCTCTAATGGTATTGTAATTGTAGAAGCAAAAGGTAATGGAACTTGGGGGGCACTAAAGGCTGGACTAGCCTAATAGTGATATAATTAACAAATGGCAACTCTAAGAAATGTATCTACTGGAACTTTTAATGTTGGAAATACTCCACCAGTTGTAGTTTGGACTGTTGTTCGTGGAGATACCGCTTCTTTTAGAGTTTATGTTACAGATGATGCTCAGGTACCACTTCATATTCCTGACTGGCATATTCGCATGGAAATTAAAAGACCAACTGCTGCTGCTAACTCAGGTTTTGTAACTGATCAAGCATCAATTATTCTTACCCTTACTCCATTTGCAGATCAAAATGATCGAGAAGGAGAGTTTACTGTGTCTCTTACAGCAGACCAATCTGAAATTCTTGAAACTGGAGATATTTTTGATATTGAACTATCTATTGATCAACGAGCCATTGTTTGGACGGTTGCTCAAGGTAGCATGAACATTATCGAAGATGTAACACTTTAATGGCATCAGCCGTAATAACTAAAAAACAAACATCCCCAACAGTCAAACTTGCAAAAGCATTTGCTTATGGCATTATTAATATTGCTCAACCAGCACCTAAAACAGTTTTAATTAATGAGGTTTTACCATTTAGAATTAGTTTTACAAACATTGGAATACCCTCATATACAAAACAAAATCCTCCTGGAATTGGAATAGCCATTGTTGGCTTGAATAACTATATACTTTAAAATAAGTGATATAATTACAACATGGCTAAATTATCAATCCCATTCATCAAGACCAAGTTTGAAACAGGTGATCGTCCTACACAGGAAGATTACGCAGATCTCATTGATACCGTTGCAGCCCAGGCAACAGATTTAGGTTCAGCAGGTAACAATGAAAACACAATCACTGGCATTGAGAATGCTACAGTAATTGATAACTTTGATGCTTCGGTATGGCGTATGGTTAAATACATCGTATCCATATCAAAGACTTCAGCAGGGGACAATAAGTTCTATGCTACAGAAATGACAATTCTCGTTGATGGTACAAATGTATCAGTAAGCGAGTATGGAACAATTGACAATGATGGGAATATTGGCACCGTTAATGTCTCTCGCACTGGAAATACCGTGGCTTTAACAGTCACTCCAGATGATGCGATCAAGCCAGTCACAGTACGATTTGCTCGTATTGGACTTAAGGCATAACTAAGGAGATATAAAAATGGCAACAGTAAATAAAGATTTTAAAATCAAGAGTGGACTTATCGTTGAAGGTACAACAGGTACAATCAATGGTTATGACATTCTTACAAAGAAACAAGGAGATCAAGACTATATCGTTGGTCTTATTGGCGGAACATCCACATCTTCAAACACACCAGACACAGTTGTAAAGCGTGACGGTAATGGAGATTTTGCTGCGGGAACAATTACAGCAGATCTTATTGGTAATGTTGATGGACAAGTTTCATCACTTTCAAACCACGACACTGGAGATCTTTCAGAGGGTTCAAACCTTTACTTTACAAACGAAAGAGCAGTAAGTGCTCAATATGGTCTTTGGGATTCAGCAGGATCTGCTTCAACTGCTCAAAATAATGCAGAAGATTATGCAGATACAGTTGCTGGAACAGCAGAACAAAATGCAAAGAATTATGCAGATGGTCTTGCAGGAAATTATGATGCAAATGGTTCTGCAGCGACTGCACAGCAAAATGCTGAAAACTATACAGATCAAGTAATTTCAAATCTTGATCTTTCAAATACTTATGATGCAAAGGGTGCAGCAAGTCAAGCCCTTTCAGATGCTAATACCTACACAGATACAGCAGTATCTAACCTTGTAGATTCAGCACCAGAACTTCTTAATACTCTTAATGAGTTGGCTGCAGCAATTGCAAACAATCCAAATTATGCAACAGATATTGCATCAATGATTTCTGGCAAGCAAGATACACTTTCAGCAGGTAATGGTATTAAGATTAGTGGAACAACAGTTGAAATTGATAACAACTATACTGCTACAAAAACATATGTAGATGGTTTGGCTTCAAACTATGATCCAGCAGGCTCTGCCTCAACAGCACAGCAAAATGCTGAAAATTATGCAGATAGCCTTGCTGGTAATTACGATGCAAATGGTTCTGCTTCAACAGCACAACAAAATGCTGAAAACTATACAGACAGTGCAATTAATGCATTAACTACAGACGATATCGAAGAAGGAAGTTCAAATCTTTACTTTACAGATGGTCGTGCTAAGACTTCTGCAGCAGATCTTTTAACTTCTGCAAATCTTACAAATATTACAATTACAGGTACAGGTTCAGGACTTACTATCACTGCAGAAAACGGTGTAGCAGACTCTACAACTGATGATCTAGAAGAGGGTTCAACAAACCTTTACTTTACACAAAATCGTGTAATTGAAGCGGTAGATAATCAAGATATTACTCCAAAATCAGTTACAATTGATTCATTCCGTAAGGAAGAGGCAACTCAGCAATATGTTGGCTCTGCTTCAACTGTAGATGTTCACTCATTTGGATACCCATACGAATCAGCAAAGTACCTTGTACGTGTTGTTGGTTGGAATGGCGGAATTAAGCACTCACAACTTACAGAAATTCTTGTAACAGTTGATGGAAATGATAACATTGCAATCACTGAATATGGAACAATTTGCACAGATACAGCAAACCTTGCTTCATTCTCTGCACGACTTGATCAAACAGGTTCTACTCGCTATGTTCTTACAGCAACAACAGCAGTATCTGGTTGTGAAATCATCGCAGCAGCAACAATGCTTTCATGGGCAGACTAGTAGTAAAAAATAAATAGTTGGAAGAAGGAGTAGTAAATGGCAACAGTCGAAAAAGACTTCAAGGTTAAGAATGGACTCCAAGTTGCACTTGGTGGTTCTTTTGGCGGGGCAGTAGAAGTAGGAGCACCTACTCTTGCACATCACGCAGCAACTAAGGAGTATGTAGATGCCCTAACAGGATCTATGACTGTATCAAATACTCCTCCTTCTTCACCAACTAATGGAACACAATGGTTTGATACATTAACACAAAGAGTTAACGTATACTATGAAGGTTCATGGCTTACAACAGCAACAATTGACGACACATTGAATCTGCCACAGCACATTCACGATACCGCAATTGATGGCAGTGGATTAATTGTTTCTACCTTTATACAAGGTGGAGGATTTAATAGTCCCCAAGGATCTCCAGTTGATGGTGGCGGACCAAGTACAACTTCTTTCGCACTAACACTTGATGGTGGTTCAGCAGTAGATAACTTCAACTAAAAGTGATGTTATAATAAGATAAGTAAATGGGCAGCACCCATAAGGAGATATAAATATGGCAACTAGAATGCAACAACGCAGAGGTACTGCACAACAGTGGACCGATGCAAACCCAATCCTCGCAGCAGGAGAAATCGGTTTTGAAACCGACACAAATGAATTTCGTATTGGTGATGGAGTCAACCACTGGGCTGATCTCTCTCCATTTAAGAACCTTGCTGACCTTGGCGGTTCTCTAGATGACTATGTTCTTATTTCAACAAAGGGTCAAGCAGGCGGAGTCGCCTCTCTCGGAGTAGATGGAAAGATTCCATCAGGACAACTTCCAGATGAACTATCTTTTGATGCAGAAGTAACTACTGCAGTATCTAATGCCATGGCTACAGAAGTTACAAACCGCAACTCAGCAATTGCTACAGCAAAGTCTCAAGCAATTACAGCAGCAGAAACTTATGCAGATGGACTTGCATCTAATTATGATGCAGCAGGATCTGCAACAACTGCTAAGAATGATGCAAAGTCTTATGCAGATGGCTTGATTTCAACTGAAGTTACAAATCGTAACTCAGCAATCGCTACTGCAAAATCACAGGCTATTTCAACAGCAGAAGGATATACAGATACCAAGATTGGTGATCTTGTAAACTCTGCTCCAGCAGCATTAGATACACTTAAGGAAATTGCAGATGTTCTTGGAGATTCAACAAATCTAACAGGAACTCTTATTTCTAATATTGGTGGTCTTAATACAGATCTTTCAACCCACAAGCAAAATCACTTAAATGTTCACGGTATTGCAGATACAACAATGCTTGCAACAGGTGATGATGTCCAAACAGCAATTAATACACACTCAGGACATTCCACAGATGTTCACGGTATTGCAAATACAGCAGATCTTGCTACAAAGACATTTGCTAATAATGCAGTAACTTCTGGTGTTTCAACACACAATACAGCAACAACAAATGTTCATGGAATTGCAGATACTTCTGCACTTGCTACAAAGACATATGTTGGTACTGCAGTGTCAGACCATGCAGCAGTTACAACTTCAGTTCATGGTATTACAGATACCGCAAACCTTGTTTATACATCAGATTCTCGTCTTTCTGATCAAAGAACACCTTCTGCAGGTTCTGTTACAGCAGCAAAGATTGCTACAGATGCAGTCGAAACAGCAAAGATTAAGGATCTTAATGTAACTACAGCAAAGATTGCAGATTCTGCAATTACTTCTGCAAAGATTGCAGATAAAACTATTGTTACTGCAGATATCGCTGATTCAGCAATTACTTCTGCAAAGATTGCTGATGCAACAATCGTAGATGGAGATATTTCTGCAACAGCAGCAATTGCTCAATCTAAGGTTGCAAATTTGACATCTGATCTTGCTGCAAAACTTGCTTCAGCAACAGCAGCAACAACTTATGCTCCTATCGCATCACCAACATTTACTGGCACAGTTGCTGGTATCACAAAGTCAATGGTTGGCCTTGCAAATGTTGATAATACATCAGATGCTAATAAGCCAATTTCAACTGCAACACAAACAGCCTTGGATGCAAAACTTGCTTCAGCAACAGCAGCATCTACATACGCACCAATTGCTTCACCAACATTTACAGGAACTGTATCTGGCGTAACAAAGTCAATGGTTGGTCTTGGAAACGTAGATAATACATCTGATGCTAATAAGCCAGTTTCAACAGCAACTCAGACAGCACTTGATGCTAAGTTGGCACTTGCTGGCGGAACAATGACAGGAGCACTTACACTATCAGGTGCACCTACATCAGATCTTCATGCAGCAACTAAACTTTATGTTGATGGCATTGCTTCTGGAATTAACTTCCATGCACCAGTTAAGGCAGCAACAAGCACAAACATTTCAACAACATACAGCAATGGTACAAATGGATACGGAGCAACTCTTACAGCAGATGCAAACGGAGCAATGGGTACTGTTGATGGACAGACAATGTCTGTTGGAGATAGAGTACTTGTAAAAGCACAAACAGATGCTAAGCAAAATGGTATTTATGTAATTACTTCTCTTGGAGGAGCATCTTCTAAGTGGGTAATGACTCGTGCAGCAGATGCTGATAATAATCCAAACGGAGAAGTAGCAGGAGGAGATTTCTGTTTCGTAACAGCAGGAACACTTGCAGCAAATACAGGATACATTCTTTCAGGAACAAGCACAGTCGTAATCGGAACAGATAACATTAACTATGTACAGTTTAACGCAGCACAAGCAATAAATGCTGGTACTGGTTTGTCAAAGTCTGGTGCAACATTGTCAATTGATACTGCAACAACTGTCGATCTAAATACTGCTCAAACACTTACTAATAAAACACTTACATCACCAACATTAACAACTCCTGCACTTGGAGTTGCAACAGCAACAAGCATTAACGGAACAACAATTCCTTCATCTAAGACATTAGTGACAACTGCAGATTCAGGCACAGTTACTTCAACAATGATTGCAGATGGAACAATTGTTGATGCAGATATTAATGCATCTGCAGCAATTGCACAATCAAAGATCTCAGGTCTTTCAGCATCATTTGCTGCAAAGGCACCACTTTCAGCACCATCATTCACAGGTGGCGTAACCGTGGATTCTTCAGGAATCATCTTCACAGATGGCACACAAACAAAGGAAGGCGTTCCTTCAAGAACTACAATTCAACAGAAGACTGCTTCTTATACACTTTCAGCACTAACTGAACGTGATAATATGATTGAAGTTTCTTCATCATCTGCAACTACAATTACAATTCCAACAAATGCTACTCTAGCACTACCAGTTGGAACCTCAATTGATATCCTCCAGACAAACACTGGACAAGTAACAATTGCTGGTGCAGCAGGTGTAACAGTTAATGGAACACCAGGTTTGAAATTACGTACTCAATGGTCATCTGCAACTCTTTTCAAGAGAGCAACAGATACTTGGGTTGTAATGGGCGACCTATCAGCATAATTTTAATAAAAGAAAAGGGGTTATACAATGGCTAGAAGCAAGGGAAAAGGTGGCAAAGCGTCATCCGTAGGAAACTTTATTGCAAGTTCTGAAATTACAAATATTTCAGTAACAGACAAGGGTAGTGAGGGCAGAGCGGATAACGATGGTAAGGTTACCATTTCCTGGACTCCAGCATCAGGTGTAAGAAATACCCCTACAGGATATAAAGTCTATGTTGATGGAGTTCTTAAAGCAACAGTTGCTTATGGAACAAATACAGCAGATGTTACTGGTCTAGCAACTGGATCATCACATAATATCTCTGTAGTTCCTTATGATGCATATATTGATCAAGCATCTACAACAGGTTCAACCACCGCAACAGCAGTTCCAAAGACTATGACTGCTCCAACAGCAACAGATGTTGGTTCTGCTCGAGCATACAATAATGGTCGTGCTGATGTTGCATTTACTGCTCCTTCAGATAATGGATCTGCTATTCTTGACTATACAGTAACATCTTCTCCTGGAGGATATACTGCAACTGGAACAACATCTCCAATTTCAGTAACTGGTCTACAATCTTCGACAGCGTATACATTTACTATTAAAGCACGTAATGCTAATGGATCATCTATTGCATCATCTGCATCAAATTCAATTACAGCAACAACAGTTCCAGCGACACCTGGAGCACCTTCAGCATCATCTCCAAATGCAAACCAAGATGTTATTTCTTGGTCAGCCCCTGCAGATGGTGGTTCAGCAATTACAAACTATCACTGGACATCTTCTGATGGAAAATCTGGTGATACAGGAACAGGAACTTCTGCAACTGTAGCACAAGAAGCGGGAACAGCACAGACATATAATGTTTATGCTACAAATGTTAATGGTAACTCAGGAATATCTTCTAATTCTGGTTCAGTTACAACAACATTCTCGTTTGCCCCATTTGGCGTATTTGGATTCTCTCCATTTGGTGTGTTTGGATTCTCCCCATTCGGTGTTTTTGGGTTCTCGCCATTTGGAGTATTTGGATTCTCACCATTTGGTGTGTTTGGATTCTCTCCTTATGGATTTGCTACAACATCGTATGGCGTTCGTTGTATTGACGGAGAAACATATATTAGAATTACACAAGGACAAGGTACTGAGTCTGTAGATTCTGAAACTGGTAAGAAAACACTTCGAGATTCACAAGGAAATCTTATTGCAAAACAAGCAAAAGATATCCAGGTAGGAGATAGAGTTCTTTCTATAGAATATGCTGAAATTGATCCATCTTCTCCAGATTATGAGGTATTTTCATGGTCTTCAGATTCTCTAACATTTACTGATTATCAAGATACAACAATTGTTGATATTGAAGAATCATCAAAAGTTCAAATGGTTTGTTTTAATAATGATGAATCTGCTCAGTTTACATTAGAGCATCCAATTCTTGTTAAGAAAACAGTTGATGGAGTATCTACTCATAGATTTGCAATGGTTGCAGAAATTGAACCAGGAGATTCTATCTTTAAGTATAATCCTTCAACTGGGTCACAAGAAGAAGTAGTTGTAGAAAGCCTAGACATCATCGCTGGCGAAAAAACAACTTATATCTTTAGTGCTGAGCCAGTTGACTTGATTATTGCTGGCGACATTATTACTCACAATAAGTAGTAATAAATGCGTGGGGATAAAAGTCCTAAACCTTCAGATTTTTGGCTTAAGTCTTATGCTATGTCTTTTAAAGATATAGTCGATAAGTCTAACTGCTCTAGAAGATATGTAGAGTATCAATATATACTAAAGAATAAAGATATTTGCAATAATATTTTAAAACCAGTCAATGATTATGCTTATAATCTATATCCAAGGCCAACTTTTGTTAAATATGAAGACGGGTTTCTTTATTTAAGACAAAGAACTCATGCAGAAATTTGGGTAAGAAAAGACTCTGGGGTTGGGTTTTATTTTTTAGATAGACCACATATTAGACAATTCTACCCATCTCTTGAAACATTATCTTCTAAAGATTCCTTTATTATGCCACATAAATTTTATATACCTTGGTTCTTTGATCTTGAAAAAAAATTTAATGTGTTACAAGTCACAGATGAATATTGTCCATTTGTAATTAAAGAACAAACTTTAAATAAAATAAATACAAATGTAGATATTTTAGAACCAAATTTTGTTCATTTTTTATTCAAAAAAAATGGGGAACATATGATAAATGAAAAACATGGTAGAATTGAGATAGGAACTCCTATGTATGATATTAAAATAAAAATGACACAAGAAGAGTTCAATAGATTTACTGCTGAGTATGGCAGTTTAGTTAATAGATAGGAAGCAGTATGCCTAATATAGAATTTCATCCCTGGAGTGAAAACTCTCAAAACTTTGTAGATTTGCCTACCCCAACTAGTAAAAATGTACCAGAATGGTATCGCAAGCAACCAGCATATGTTAATAAAGATGAGTTTTTAAAAAGAGGTGTATCTGGATCAACAATTAAAAAATGTATGCCAGTATTTGATGCTATGACAGCAGGATATACTATTTATTGTCCAGTTGATATTTATGTTGATGCCACAGATCCAGGAAAACTTGAATATAATATTCCTGTAGCCTTGGCTGGAATGAAAAAGGATTTATTTACAACTCATTCGGCAGAACAAGTTGAGTTTTATCCAATTGAAAATAGATATCATAAGGATGTATTAAGAATTAATCCAATGTGGTCAGTTAAAACATCTCCTGGATATAGTTCTTTATTTATGAAACCTATGCATCAAGAAATTGTCCCATTTGAAATTGTTCCTGGAATTATTGATACTGATACATATATCAGTGAAGGGTTTTTATCTTTTAAAGTAGAAAAAACTTTTAAAGGTATTATTGAAAAAGGAACTCCTCTTGCCCAAGTAATTCCATTTCAAAGAGAGTCCTGGAATAGTGAAATAAAAGAACATAAAGATACACGAGATCAACAAAAAATACAACAAGTTTTGGTAAGAAGTAAATTTTTTCATTTTTATAAAAAGAATTTTTGGCATAAAAAGGAATGGCATTGATTAAAAAGATTAAATTTTTACCATCATCTTTAAAGGCTTATGAAGATTTTGATATTTTATCTCCAGAGCCAGCAATTAAACATATTCCAGATTGGTACAAAGATTTAGCACAACACTATAATACAAACGATGTATCTACTTTAAATCCAGTAAATGATAGGGGCACAGATGGTGCAAATGTGTCTACAAAAATGTGTTTTCCTTTTAGAGATGCTATGACTGCTGGGTACGTTTATAGACTTACCGAAGACCTTCATGTATCTATTGATCCAAATGGAAAGCCAACAATTTCTTGGGACAGAGAAAATTTTTTAGTAATGGATAAAAGGTATATTATGGATATGGTTTATCCAGAAAATTGCCACCCAATACATTTTGGACTTAGAATGCATTGGTATTATGAAACGCCACCAGGATACTCTCTACTACTTACACACCCAATGAATAGATATGATTTGCCATTTGTTATCCCTTCTGGAATTATTGAGTCTGATATTATGGGTATTCCTGTCTTTGTAAGCATTTTTATAAAAAAGAATTTTATTGGAACTATACCTAGGGGCACTCCATTATTTCAATTAGTACCATTTAAAAGAGATGACTGGGAGATGGAAATAGTTACAGACCCAGAAGAAATACAAAAAAAGGATTATGAATTAGAAAATAGAAGGTCTAGACTTTTTGCATATTATAAAAAATTTGCATGGCGTAAAAAGACTTATCTTTAGTGTATAATAATAACTATAACAAAGGAGACAAAATGAAAGAACATAAGTTTTTTGAAAGAAACTTAGACATCAATAATATTGGATTAGCACAATATCTACAAATCCAATATGATAGAATTGAAAATAAAACTTTGCCAGGGATCAAACCTTTGGGCGAGAATGAACTTTGGACTGCATCTGGAAGTCTTTCAACAGTAAAGTGGAGAGAGTATAATGTCTTTCAATTTTTAAATGCAGATATTTATAAACTTTATCATGCTATTGGAGATACAGTGCGTGAAGCCTGTGAATACTATGGAATTGATTTTAAATCACAACAATATATGATGCAAGGTTGGTTTAATATAAATCATAATAAAACTGGTAAATTAGATTGGCATGACCATGGTGGACCTTATGCTCCTCATTTTCATGGATACTATTGCGTAAAAGCAGAACCATCAACTACACACTACAGAATTTTTAATGATCCAAATAGAGAAGTAGAAAATAAAAATATTGATGGAAGAATGATTGTTTCAGAAATGGGTCACCCACACGCTCAAGCAGATTGGGATTGGGACGGTCCAAGAATTACAGTTGCTTATGATATTGTACCTTTGAAGTCTTTGGTTATGGCAGGTGCACCAGAACAGCATTGGCTACCACTATGGTAAAACCTAATCATAAATTTTTTGAAAGATATTTATTAAATGATTTAAATACTTTAAATAATTTTTTATCAGAAAAAATGCAACAACTTCAAGATGGAAAAATTCCTAATATATCTATTGAAGATTATGGACAATTAAAAGATAATTCTCCAGCAACAAATCTAGGTCCTAAATATAATGTTTTTCAATTTCATAATGATGAAATTTATAATTTATATTTAGCAGTTTCTGATATGGCAAAAGAAGCATGTGAGTATTACGGTATAAATTTTAAATCAAATAAATATATGATTCAGGGTTGGTTTAATTTTGATAAATATAAAAAACCAGATCCATTACCAGATAGTTATCTTCATGATCATTTAAATGGAAGAGGCGTACCAGATTTTCATGGATATTACTGTGTAAATGCTGAGCCATCAAATACTTATTATAAAATTGGTGGGGAAAATGGTGAACGGTTTACAAATATTAACAAAAATAACCGTGCTGTGTTATCAGAAACTGGACATCCACATGGTATTCAAAACTGGGAAAACGAAGAGTTTAGAGTAACCATAGCCTATGATGTATCGCCTCTAGACTCAATACGTGGAGATAAAGAACAACACTGGATTCCTCTTGCATAATGAATAAACATATTTTTATCCATATACATTCTTATAAGGAAAATAGTTTATATGACTCTATTCAAAATCTTATCAAAAATGCTTCTGGTAAAAATAATTTACATATTTTTGTAGATGATCAAAATAATTTAACAAGAGCAAAATATTTTGTTGATGTTAAAGAGGTTAGGTATAATGCTGTTTGGTGGGATGAGTTTTTAAGTCCTTTACACTATACAAAACTATGTATTGATTCTCATAAAGAAAATAATTTTGACTATGCTCTTTTGCTTCAGCAATGTATAGATTTGCCACAAAATTGGGATACATATTTAATAAATAATTTAAAAGAAAATGAAATATTTTCTGGTTTAGGTAATTATAAAAATACAGTTAGTGACAATTTTTATATTAATAGAGAAAATATAGAAACATTTGAAATTATAGATACAGGCCAAGTAGATAGACGATTTATTTTTGGAGACTTTAAATATTTATCAAGTATTAATTTGCCAATAGAACTAAAGCATTATGGACAAAATGAATATTTTTCTTTAATGTTTTTAAATGATGGAGTTACAATTAAATCACTTCCTACCAATTTTTACAAATATGTTGGTGAAGATATAAATAATAGAGGTTATGTTCCATTTTCTTTAAACCACAACTATGATGCAGTATTAAAAATTTTATTAAATAAAACACAGATAAAATTAAAAACTTTTCCTGTTGATAAATTTTTAAACTATGTTAAAATTAATTTAGAAGAACTTCATACGCTACCATATGATTTTAACGATGTAGAGTATGATAGACATTCATCTTTGGATACAATTGGAGGCAAGAGATATATTGTTAACTTAACATCTGTCTCATAATAAAATGAAAAAAGAACATAAGTTTTTTGAAAAAGTATTAGATAATGATTTGAATGAATTGTATGATTATTTACAAATCAAGCATAAACAAATATTAACTAATACTCTTCCAGAGTGGAATGAATTAACAGATCTTTTAGTAAAAAAATATACCGAGTTTAATGATGCACCAATGAAACTAAATAAAAAATATAACTTGTTTGAATTTGATCATCCAAGTATTAAAAAATTAAAAAATGCAATTGTAGATTGTGTTAAAGAAGCCTGTGATTATTATGAAATTAAGTATGAAGAACAAGACTTTAGAGTTAGAGGGTGGTTTAACCATAGTGTTAAAATTGAACACTATAGCGTCAATCCTATTAAAAATAAAAATTTTTTACATGATCATTTAAATGGTTTAGGTGCTCCAGATTTTCATGGGTATTATTGTGTTAACGCAGAACCATCTATAACATACTATAAAATTAACAATGAAGTTTTATTTGAAAACCATAATATAAATAATAGAGTAATTATTTGTGAAAATGGACACCCTCATGGACGAGATGATTGGTTTGAAGACAAGCCAAGAGTGACTATTGCTTTTGATGTTGTTCCATTGCAAAGATTAATTGAATTTAAAACACAAGATAAAGGTTACTGGATTCCTTTATCTTAAAACTCTCAAGTTATTATTTAGGTAGAGTTTTTACTTTTGCAAAACTCTGCTATAATTAATTCTATTCCGTTTTTGAAAGGACGAAACACATGTCAGATTTTTTTAGTTTTAAACTCCCAGAAGAATTTATTGAAAAGTATACTTCTGCACCAAACCCATTTGGATTTAAAGACGCAGCAGAAAACTCTCTTGGAGAAATTACCTTTATTCGCACATATTCTCGTGTGAAAGAGGATGGGACTAAGGAACGCTGGCATGAAGTTTGTCGTCGTGTAATTGAGGGTATGTACTCAGTACAGAAGAACCATGCTAAGGAAAACCGCCTTCCATGGAATGATTATAAGGCTCAGAAGTCAGCACAAGAAGCATTTCAAAGAATGTTTGAATTGAAATGGACTCCACCAGGTCGTGGAATGTGGACATTTGGAACACCAATGACTATGGAAAAAAGAAACTCAGCAGCACTTCAAAACTGTGCAATGGTATCTACAAAAGATTTAGATAAAAATGATCCAGGAGCACTATTTGCTTGGGTTATGGATGCTTTGATGCTTGGTATTGGAGTTGGTTTTGATACAGTAGGTCAGGAAAAAGGTTTTCAAATCTATTCCCCTACAGAGCCAGCAGCGATCTTTGATATCCCAGACACTCGTGAAGGCTGGGTAGAGTCGGTACGTCTTTTGCTAAACTCTTACCTTCGTCAAAATCAACCTATTCAAAAGTTTAACTATGACCTTATCCGTCCTCTAGGAGCACCGATTAAGGGCTTTGGAGGGGTCGCCAGCGGTCCAGCACCACTTGTTCAACTACATGCACAGATTGACAAAGTAATTGGCGGTAGGGCAGGAGAAACACTGGATAGCCGTGCTATTACAGATATTATTAATCTTATTGGCACTTGTGTGGTATCAGGAAATGTTCGTCGTTCTGCAACACTTGCTTTAGGTGCAGCAGGAGACGAAGATTTTATTAATCTTAAGAACGCAGAAGTGTTCCCAGATAGAAACTCATTTGATCCAGAAAACCCAGGTTGGGCCTGGATGTCAAATAACTCAATTTCTGCAACAGTTGGAATGGACTATGAAAAGTACACTGATCTGATTGTTAATAACGGAGAGCCAGGTTTTATTTGGCTTGATGTTGCTCGTAACTATGGTCGTCTAGCAGATCCTGCAGATGGAAAAGACTATCGTGTTATGGGCTTCAATCCTTGTGCG